CTCCTTCGTGATGTTTAGTTGTTTCGCATATTCTTCAAGTGGCACACCTAATTTTTTAGCGATTGCGACCTGTGATGGTGTGAGCCTCACAGTTTTGCGTCCAGATTTGGTGCTTCGCTTCGCTGAAGCTACTGTCTGCACCGGAGCAGGACGTTTGTCTTCTCCTTTATCGCTAGTATTACCAAACTTATGCGGAAATTCAAGTCTTATTCTTTTATCTATTTCAGCATAATATTCTTCACTTGCAGGGTCATAACCCTCTTGTTCAGTTAATTGTTTATGTAGATCAAACGCCGTGTAAGTCATTGCGTTGTCCTGTCCAAACCAAGAATTTTTTTCTGCCCACTCTTGTGCTTTTGGATCAGGTCTAGACTGTTCTGGTATTTGTCTATTTAACTGAGGTCTTGGTTGTGTTTTTTGATTGGCTTTCATCTCTTCTTGAGCTGCTTTTGTTTCAGCCAATTTAGCTTTTCTATAGCCAAGTTCAGATATAGCCGCTAAAGCTTCAGATTCAGCTTTGAGATCATTTGCTTCTCTCGATGCTGCTAACTTAGCTTGTGCTGCTTGCATACCTGATTCAATACTATCTTCTGTTGCAGTTACATAACCAGGTTCTAGTTTTGAAATTTTCTTTTCTGCTTGTTCTCTTAATTTAATTTGAGCTCTAGCATACTCAGTAGCTTCATCTTTTTGACGTTCAGCTTCTCTCCATTTTTTGGTTAACTTGGCTATTCTTTTTTGAACTGTGTCAGAGTATTGTTCTAATTCTTCTTTCTTTTCTTCTTTGGGACTTTCTTCTGTTTTTACCTCTGTTGGTTTATCTTCTTCAACAGGTCTAATTGTTGGTTCTTCAACAGGTGTTTCTTTCTCTTCTATTAACGCCTCCTCTTTTGTTTCAGGTACATCGACGTCCATAGCTGGACCGGAGGTGTCGAGGTCTACTGTTCTTTTTTCTTCTTCTTGCATAGTTTCTCCTGTCTATGTTTAGTATTGATGAAGTATATCTTCGGGGTTATCTATAGTAGCTAATACTTCATCGTCATTAAGCATTCTAACTTCACCCCCGTCAATTTGTATTCGTGATCCAGCATAACGTGCAAAGATCACCCAGTCCCCTTTTTTACACCAAGGGCCTTCTGGAAATTTATCTTTATCTTTGTAACAATCTGGACCAGCTTCTAAAACTAATCCACAAGTAGAAGCTACTTGTTGTCTTTCCAAAGTGTCTTGTCCCAGATACAAACCACCTTTGGTTTTTTCTGGCATTTTAAATGGTAAAACTAAAAGTCTCCAACCGGTTGGTCGAGGTAATTTTGCGGATTCTTTTTTCTTTAATCTTTCGTATCCGTCAACTTCTTTTTGATGTTGTTTATCAGTTTGCTCCTGATATTTCTCGGCCAAAGCATATTTAACTTTTGGTGTCGAGTTTGATGATTGTTCCTTTTTCATCTTGTTGCTCCTTCATATTTAGCAGGTTAGAGATATCCTGTGATATTTTTAAATAGGCATGTGCCTGTCCCATCATATATTTGTATTTCTCCATATTGTCAATACCTCCAGCAATCATAGAGTCACCAATTTGTTGATAGGCTTCTTTTATTTGTCTTTGTAGTTTTGTTATCATTGTAAAGTCATCCATTATCTCTCTCCTAGTTTCTTTTTATATTTGTGAACTCTATTACGAGCACGTCTTTCTTCATCTTTATTTTTAGCGTCTCTAACATCTCGTCTAGCTTTCATCAAATTCTTTACAAGGCTTTTCTTATAAGGTCCTTCTTTTAAATCAGATACTCTATAAGACTTACCGTTAAACTTTCTTCGTTTTTCTGATGGCATCTTTACCTTTTTTAAATATAGCAGCGACTTTATTTTTACCCATGACTTTGGCTCGCTGTTCTCCAACAGTCAAGATTTGAATTTTTCTAGCAAACGGTTTACTAATTTTTTTAACTTTCGCCACCGTCTTGCGCGCATCCGTCGGCGTAGCGAACTTAATCGAAACAGTGTCTCTGGGGTTTTCATCAGTATAAAGACGACGCCCACTACCTTTAGGTTTTTTACCTGTCCCTACTTTTGGATCTGCCACTTAGAACTCCTTTCAAAGTTTTTGCTTGACCAGCATGTGCCTTAGATGCCTTTTTTAAAGCCTTCATAACTTTTTTTATTTTAGCTTTTTGTTTTTTCATTTTCTCTCCTTATATTTTTCTTTCCAATATTTTTCTCTCTCTAGTCTTCTAATTCTATAATCTAATTGATCTAGTCCTAATATTTTTATTAAAAATTTTTTTAACATTTCCATCTTCTTCTAGCCTGACGTAATCTAGAATTAGGATCTTTTGCTGCCTTTGGAAATTTTTTCATTTGACCGGCGCTTCTCGCGCAGAAGGACTTACGTCTCTTCGCAGCTTTTGATCCAGGTTTTACTTTACCTGTCACGGCTGTTTGTAATTTAGAACCTGGATTAAGTCTTCTATAAGCTTTAACTCCAGCCTCTGTCATTCCAGCGCCTTTTTTTGTGGCTCTAAAATTTTTTTTATTTCTTGGTGGCATTCCGCCTTTTGCCATTGTTACTCGTTCTACCAACATTAAATTAGTCCTTTATAATATTTTCTGTAACTAGGATTAGAAACTTTTACACCACCTAAGTCTCCAGAGATGTAACTACCTGTATAATTTTTTTGAGCTTGTCTTATCATTGCATCTCCACCATCAGCTGCTTTTTTTCTTTTTGCAAATGTTGGAACGTTTGTAGGTTTAGGTCCCACATTGGCAGCTGCCCGTTTTCTGGCAACGGCAGATTTTCTCTGTCCCTCTGTCATTCGTCTTGCTTTGGCTAACGGCACGCACTTTGGATACTTCCTCTTCGCGTCCTTCTTTTGTTTTGAACGGCCACACTTTGCGAACGAGCCATCTTTTCGCTTGCTCCCAATATCTACCCATTTTTGTTTGAACCATTTATCAAGACCATTTTTTGCCATGTTACGTATACATCTTTGTTTCTTTTGTTCTATCAGGCATGATAGCACCACATCCTCTAGCGACAGATCCTTTTTTCAAACCTTGTCTTCTTAGTCTTTGTGTTGCCTCCATCAAACCTCCACCCGCAGCTTTTTTTCTTCCTTTGAAATCTTTTCTTTTGACTCCAGAAGGATCTTTAATTTTACCTGCACAAATTTTACTAGCATAGGCATTAGCATACGCTGATGGGTACACGGCAAATTTTCTTTTCGCTGCAGCTTTTCCTCTAGGACATAACTTTGTCATTATCTTTTCCTCGCTGTTTTCCAAGTCATTATTTTTTCCTTGCTGTTTGTTTTGCTCTTTTAAAGTCAGATGCTTTTGGTGCACCCTTCGCACCTTTCTTTCGCATCTTACCTCCACGTTTTCTTTTCGCGTGAATGTTAGCATATAAACCTGGACCGGCCATTACTTTTTTCCTCCACGTTTAAAGTAACGTCTTCCCTCCAAAGCAATCACTCTTGATGATTTCTTTGCAGGTTTCTTTTTCTTCTTCTGCGTCATCTCTTTGATGAGCTTTTGAAGTTGTTTAGCTCGTTTGGACATTATCTATTGATCTTGCCAGACTTCTTAGCTTTGCTACCGAATCTTCCGTAAGACTCATCTCTAGAAGCTTTTAATTGCTTCTTAGTTCTTTTCTTCTTAATTCTCATAGCGATAGACTCATCTTTTCTATCTTTGAAGCCTTGTTTCTTTTTGCCAACACGACCACCTTTTTTCATCATAGTTCCACCTCTCATACCCATGTCAGGTGAGTAGAAACCAGACGCTTCGTCTTTTCTAGCTTTGCCAGAGATCATGCCTCTGCCTCCGCCCATTTTTTTCATTCTTCCACCACCCATTGCCGGTGTTCTTGGCTGAGTAGTTTGTTTGTTAAATCTTGGATTAGCCATTATTTTTTTCCTCCGTTTTTAAAGATTTGTGTTCCCTTTATTCCAAAAATTGATCCGACGACGAGGATCCAAAGGGTACTGAACCAAGTCGGCAGTGCTGCGAAATGTTCGAAGAAAGTTTTTACTTTCTCCAACGCGCCCGGATCGTCCGAGAAGACCCCCCAAGCGAGCACCACTATCGGGGCAGACAAGATCACAAGAACAAATTCGTCCTTATAATCATTTTGTCTAGCCTCTAACAACTTGCCTTGGTAAGCTTCCTCACCTCTGGCTTGTCGTTCAGCGTGCAGTAATTGAGCGTCAGACATCGCAACTTTTGCCTTCTGCCTATTAGCATAAATTTTACTACCAGCGGAGACAGCTAATTTGATTGCTGAAAACCACATGTTAATACCACTTAGCTGTTTTTTTCTTGTCCTTCAGCATTCTTTTAGTTCCTCTAACCTCTGTTTCATCTCCAGTTGGTATGTAGTTTCTTGGCATACCGTCTGCAGTTGTTACAGATCTAGGATCTAACTCAATATTTTGAGATGGAATACCTATTTCTTCGGACTCAACAAAAAATTTATCCTCTTTTGCCATTTTTCCTCCTGTTTTTATTTATGCCGGCTTGATTTAAAGCAATTGCTATCGCTTGTTTACGATTTTTTACTTTTTTATCAGAGCCACCAATTTTTAGAGTTCCTTTTTTGAACTCTTTCATGACCTTTTTAACCTTTTTTTGTCCTTTTGTCATTTTTTTTTCTTCATCTTCCCATTTTTAGGTTTTGGTATCACACCTCTAGCCATTAAAATGTCTTTTTTAGTAATTTTTCCGTCACCTGAAACGTCTGGAAAAGATTTTTTCTTCTTTTTCATTTTTTTCTTCATTTATTTTCTCCTTCGTATCTTTCAATCTCTACACTTGGCATCATTTTATCTACATTTGGTACAGATTTACTTAATATTGTTTTTTCTATTGATGTATTAGCTCTTAGTTTGGCCAACTGCTCGTTCTGATCCAACTTATCTTGTTTATCTTGTTGGTTCATCATTGCCTTCATACGATCTAGATCAAGTTTTTCTTGTCCTTCTACTCGTTTTCTTTCATTGTCCATAGCTCTAAGGTCTAATTCTCTTGATCTCAATTTAGCAATTGGATCATTATCAAATTGTGAAGTAATTGCTTTTTCTTCTTTCATAAATTCACCCATCATCTCTGCAATTAGAACAGATTTTCTAGCTTCTATTCTTAAAGTAAACTGTCTTAACTGTTCTGCAGCTTGTGGGTTTTGTTGAGCTATCGCTGATAGCTGTTGAATTTGTGGTAGCTCCTCTGCAAATTCTAGTTCTATTTGTTCTTGAGCCATCAAACTAATATGTTCAAAAATATTTTTTTCCATAGAAGCCATGACCATAGGATTATTTCTAGCAATGTTTGTTGCCATAAAATTTAAGTGAGCTGTGATGTGAGCTCTGTGATCTTGACCAGGGAAAGCGTTAAATGGTTTGCCAGCTAAAGCCATGATAGCTTCAGTCGCCGGATCCATAGGCATTGGTTGTTCAGGTTTAAGTAATAATAGATCTATATCTTTTACACCTAACGCTTCATACATATTTCTGTATGCTTGATACATATTATGTATTCCAGGATTAGAAGTTGCCAGTTGCAACTCTGTTTGTGCGAGGGAAATACGCTGAGTTTGAGAAAAGATGTTGGGGTCTGCAACTGGCACTATATCTACTCGATCATCAAAGTCTGCTTGTTTAATCATTCTTTGACCCCCAACTACGTCATATGGATATTCCGGTGGTAGATATAACTTGAATACTCTTGCTAATAATTTGAATTCAGATTTTAACGAAGAGTAAATTCTTTTATGTATAGCTGACATTGTTCTTGATCCTCTTTCAAGAAGAGCAACTGTTGTACCAACAGCAGCTTGTTGATTGCCATCACCAACTTGTAAATCTGCAATCGCTGCAAATCTTTGGCCAGCTTGAACTACTATACCCATTAAGTTTAATAAAGTTGCAGATGGTTCTTTGAATGGCAACATCATGAAAGAATCTTTTAAGTTACCACCTGGTGCATCTACATCTCTAAACTCACCTGGTTGTATAGATTGCGCGTCATCTCTAATTCTAATGCCACGCATTTTAAATCCTGCGGGTAGGTTGGAGAGCGTACCCGCATCCAATAATTGACGAAGAGCTGCTGTTGCAGTTCTAGACAGACCACCAATCATATGGATGAGACCGAAGCCATAAAATCCTAGTCCGGGTAAAAATTTAAAATGGACAAAATATTGGATCTTATCTTTTTTCGGATCTCCAATTTCGTAATTTCTTCTAATAGATAAAACTTGTCTTGTAGCTAATTCTACAGTCACTATGTATGGAATCTTTATTCCAGATGGTTCGCCAGTTTCATCTGTTTGTTCAAAACCTTCTAAATCTAAATTTACATGACACTCTAACAAAGTGTAAATATCATCATCTTTTGATTTTCTTTGACCTTCTAATTCTCTTTCTTTTTTCTCTAGTTCATCTTCTTCATAGCCAGGTGTTCCTAATTCTATATCTCTGTAGAAACCTGCTACTTGTTGTTTTCTTAAATCGTTCTTAGAAACTTTTACCCTGTGAATGATTGCCTCCGCATCTTCTAATGAGGTAGCTGAATACGGAACAATCAAATCATCCGCAGGTACAAACTTTGACACTGCTCTTCCTTCAAGTTCATCGTAATAAACTTTTTTAAACGCTGAACCTGCAAGAGGTAAGTAGAAGAGCATTTGATCAAAGTCCGGCTCATAGTCTTTCATGTTTTCCATGAGCTCGTAATTCATGTAATCTTTAACACGTTCTGCTTGTTTTGTTTTTTCTGGATTAGGTGCACCAACTACTTGTGTTCTGACTGGTCCATTAGCTGGGAGTAACTCTTTATAAGCGAGAGCCTGAAACTGTGTAACAGCTTCAGCCAAAACCGGGTGAGTCGCCCCCGAGGCACCTTGAAACGGTTCCGTTCGCATGTCATATTTGAATCCTAATAAATCTAAACCTTTTGAATAACTTTGTGCCCAGTCTTTTCTAGAAGCATTATAGTCTTGATACTTTTGTGTAAGATCAGATCCTAGTTCTCCTAGTACTTCGTCTGGTAAAAATTCTGCTAAGTTTGCATAGTGTTCGTCTCCACCTTCTGGTGATGCAGCCGCCGGATCAAAGTCTACTTCTACTGATCCATCTTCTTGTTCTTCTATTTCAACCGGGCCTTTTGATGTTTGCACTTCTTCAGCTGCTTGCACAACTTCTTCTGTGATCTCTTCTTCACCCGGAATTGTAACGCTGCCCCTTGGACCTTGAGTCAGGGACTTGTCTATTTTGTCTGCCATTTAGTTTCTCCAATTTGACCACCTTAACAGTATTGTAATCTATTTTCAAGCCTTGTGGTGTTGGCCCAGACTTGGGTGGTAATAGGTTAGTTTTAGGATATTTAGTCAGGTTCAACCTCTTTTTTAATTTGTTCTATAATATCGTCTTCCATTCCATCATCAAATCCATCCACAGTTCCGTCTCGATCAAAAGTAGCTGTGCCTTCATCATAATAGTCAGGTTCTATTCCATCCTCTGTTGTACGAGAAGGTTGATATTCCATAACAGATTTATTTTCTATGGTGTCAAAACTTACGTTTTCATCTGCATAACCACCTATTTTATCTTTTTCAATTCTTTGAAGTCCAGTAACAGAATCTTCTGTTAATGTATATTCAGATCCATCCATACCCGTGTAATTAGTTTCTGTCATTCTTTCACCAGGTTTAATTTTAGATTCTGTTCCTAGTAATTTAATTTTATTAACTAAATCAAAAAAATATTTTGGTGCTTCACTAACAGTTTCTACAGCTTTTTCTGCTACGGGTGCTGCCATCTCTCCAACTCTAAAAAATCTACCAACTAAAGGTAAGCTAGCGAGTCCTCCCATAATTTTTAAAAACTTTCTTTTACTAGGATCATCTGGTCCGTCCGCATATCCTACACGACCTCCATCTGCTAACATGCCTCCCTCATCCATTAAAGGAGCAACCTCACCTTCCAAATATTGTTGTTTTTGAAAAGGTGTGAGTGAATCTATGTATTGTTTTTCTTTTATACCTGCTTGTATAAAATCTTTGGCTAAACCTATACCGGTTATACCAGCACCTATTGGTGTTGATACTCTAGCAGCTTTTGCCATTAAAGGACCTAATTTTTTAAAAGCTTCAGGGAATAAAAGATCAACTCCAACCATGGGTTGAGTAACCGCATCTATAAAACTTTTACCTTCGTCCATTCCTCTTTTAGTAGTATCCGCTGCAAGTCCCACAGCGACAGGTAAAGAGCCTATAGTTTTTAAACCAAACTTACC